AACGGCGCGGACTCCACCAAGTATCCCGAGCCCCTGAAGAAGGACGGCACTTCTGGTAACGGTGGTCCTCCGGACAACCGCGGCCGCACTGGCTTCTCCAAAACTGTCGCCCTGTCTGGTGACAACCAGGCCAAGGGTGATGCTCTGGTCGAAGCAATCTTTGATTGCAAAGTTGCGATGGAGCAGAAGGACGTTCCTACAGACAACCTGTATGGCGTTTTCACTCCTGAGAACTACTACCTGATCACCCAAAGTTCCAAGGCGATCAACACCGACTTCAACGGTTATTCAGCTCCTAACGGAACAATTGCTCAGGGCCGCACTCTGTATGTGGCTGGCATCCCGCTGTATTCCAGCAACCACGTTGCACAGCCCGCGTACACCAACGTGGCTGGTGACATGAACGCCAACTACGCAGCTGATCTGAGCAAGTGCGACGGCCTGATCTTCCATCAGGATTCTGTCGGCGTTGTGTCTCTGCTGAGCCCTGCTCTGCAAATGACCAGCGGTGACTGGAACGTCAGCCACCAGTCCACCCTGTTGCTCGCCCGTCAGGCGATCGGCATGGAAGTTCTGCGTGCTGAGTGCTGCGCTCGCATCATCCACGCCTGATAACGTCAGAAAGACGATTAGCAGTCGTTCGAGGGGTCAGCCTGAACTGGCCCCTTTTTTATTGGGCTAGTAGCCTGTGGTGGTCACTGGTGCAGAGGTATGGCCACATCGCCAGAGTCGATAACGCCAGGGCGGTCGAGCTTTGTCGATGCAGTCAACGTGTTGCTGACCAACATCGGCGAACAGCCGGTGGACACGCTGAATAATCAGCAGGCGCAGGAAGTTCGCATGGCAGAGCGAACACTGCGTGAGTTTCAGAAAGATGGCCAGGCTCGTGCTTGGAGCTGGAACACCGAGTTTTCCTATCCGTTCGACGTTGACCCAAGCAGCAAAGAGATCACTGTCCCCGACAGCTGCCTGGCTTTTGAGGTCGATCCTTATAAGTGGAATGGCCGGTTCATGGTCCGCGGCAAGCGGGTCTACGACAAACTCAACCGCACATACAAGGTCGGCAACGACACCACGATCACGCAGCTGACAGCCAACGTGGTGTGGATGCTGAGCTGGGATGAGAGCCCAGAAGTTTTCAATCGCTGGACCACGATTCGTTCAGCGCGAGTCTTCTCCACTCGTGTGCTGGGCTCCGACTCGATCACGCAATTCACTGCAGTGGATGAGCAGGCAGCACTGACTGAGCTCCAGCGCGTGGAGATGATGCAGTCCAATCCCAACGCATTGACTGACGGGCCGTGGTCAGGCCCAACCCCCACGTACTCACCGGCATTTGGTTTACGCCGCGGTGTCTACGGGGGTTACGGCCTTGGCTAATCTCGTCAACTACACGATCCCCAACCTGATTCAGGGGGTCAGCCAGCAGCCGGACGCGCAGCGAGATCCGAGCCAAGGCGAGAAGCAGATCAACGGAATGAGCTCCATCGCGGAGGGGCTGCGTAAGCGTGACTGCACGATCACGCTGGCGAAGGTCAGCACCACTGCGTTCGGCGATGCGTTCTTTCACAGCATCCTGCGTGATGCCAACGAGCAGTTTCTGAGCGTCATCACAGACAGCGATGTTCAGGTGTTCAACCTGGAGGGGACAGAGATCGCTGTCGATGTCAGCACTGAGGGCGACGCTTATTTGGATTCAGTGGTGTCGGCTAAGGCCGACCTGCGTGCAGTCACGATTGCTGATTACACCTTTGTCTCGAACTTGCGGCAGCTGCCGCAGATGGAGACGGGCACCTGGCCCAACCCTGCGCGGCCAACAGCGCACGAATGTCTGCTGTGGATCAAGCAGGCAAATTATGGCCAGACCTATGTCGTCAACGTCAACGGCACTGAGATCTCGGTGCAGACCGCTGTGGCGCCTGTTGTTACCAGCGGCAGCACCACGACAGAAAACAGGATCAGCTCTGAGGAGATTGCCGAGGAGTTCCGTGAAGACATTGACGCGCTAACTGGTCTGACTGCCACCCGGCAGGGCGCTGTTGTTTGGATTCAGTCCGCCAGCGCAATCACGATTGAGGCGACTGACGCCCGATCCAACACGGACATCACGGCAATCCTCGACCGGGTGCAGGTGTTCACCGAGCTGCCGACCATCGCTCCTGAGGGTTATCAGGTAGAGATTGAGGGCGACCCCGGCAACAACTTCGATAACTATTACGTGGCATTTGAGCCACGCAACGGGACGTTTAACGAGGGTTCATGGCTGGAGACCGTACGCCCTGGGCTGAGGTTTGAGATTGATCCCGACACCATGCCGCAGGTGTTGGTGCGTAAGCCTGATGGTCAATTCTGGTTTGGCCCTGCTGATGGTCGCCAGCTGACTGGCACCACTCCAGCAGCTTGGACCTTGGATATTCCCAGCTGGGGTAACCGTGTATCTGGCGATGACATCACTGCCCCGCTGCCCACGTTCTTGGCAGATGGCGGCAAGGCAATCAGAGACATCGGCATTTACAAGAACCGGCTGTACTTCCTGGCTGATGAGGCGATCATCCTCAGCCGTGCTGGCGACTTCTTTGAGTTCTTTCCCACCACTGTCACGGCGGTGCTGGATGACGACCCGATCGACATCGTTGCCAGCAACAACCGGGTGTCAGTGCTGCGTTATGCCGTGCCGTATCAAGACGAGCTGATCTTGTTCGCCGATCAATATCAATTCAGGTTCAACGCGGCAGACGTGGCGTTGACGCCATCAACGGCGCAGATCACGGTGTTGACCCAGTTCGATGTGGATAGCGGACTCCGACCACAGCAGGCAGGTGGCGGGATTCTGTTTGGCCAAATCAACGGTGACTGGGAACGCATCCGTGAATTTTCTGTCCGGGGGGCTGGTACTGCGCTGACAGCAGACGCTGCTGATCTGACCAGCTACGTGTCCACCTACGTGCCAAAAGACACGTATGCCATGACGGTGAACGACACCGGGAACATGGTGTTCATGATCAGTAGCCGGAATGACGGGGGCACGTTTGGCACTGACTTCCGTGATCGGGTCTATGTCTACAAATACTTCTACCGGAACAACGGCCAGCAGGTAGAGCGCGCTCAGAGCAGCTGGAGCTACTGGGATTTCCCAAGTGCTGCTCAGGTGTTGCAGATCCTGTGTGTCAACGAGGTGCTGTATTTCCTGACCCAGTACGGGACAGAGGTGTTCCTGGAGAAGATGAGCGTCACCGATCGGCTGGGCACTGATAACGGTGCGCCGTATCCGCTGCTGCTGGATCGCCGAACTGACAGCACCACCAACACGCCGACAGCGCTGCGTGTGACGCGTGGCACCTACGACACGGTGAAGAAGGAAACCGAGATCACGATCAAATACACAGCGGTGGCTGATGTCGAGATCTGGTCCGGTTTCAACATGGGGTACGACTCCACTGATCCCGATAAGACGTGGCTGGGGCCGAAGTATCTAGGGAAGATCACGGCCGGCAACACCTCAGTGAAGGTGCGTGGTGACTGGGAGCACGCCGATATTTTCTGCGGCGAGGTGATCAAGTTTGACTATCGCTTCACGCGGTTCAAGCTGGTCCGAGACATTGGTGGCGGCCGCGCTGCGACCAACAGCACCAGGACGCAAGTTCGTAGCGCAAAGCTGCGGTATCACGAGACCTCTTGGTTCAAGGCAGTGACGATGCCGGAGAACAGATCCAAGGGTGAATATATTTTTGACGCGACGGAAATCGCTGTGCGGGCCAGTGCAATTGGCAACCCGCCAACAATGGATAGCGACATTGCTCGTTATTACGAGGGCGTCTTCAATATCCCGGTGATGAGCAAGGGGGAGCAGTGCATCGTGGAACTGCAAAGTGACAGGCCACACCCTTGCAAGTTCTCCACCTGTGAATGGGTGGGTCTGTTGACCGGACGGTCGAGGGCTTTGCAATGAAGTGGGCCGAGCCTGAGCTGAACGGCGTGGTTTACATCGCGCAGAACCTGCGGCCTGAGGATCGCCGCGAGGTATATCTGAGCGACCGCGTGGGCCCACGGGAGGCAGTGTTACGCAGCTGGTGTGAAAGTCAAATCTGCCGAATGATCGTGATGGATGATGGCGAGCCAGCCGGATTGACTGGTGTGAATGGAGATCGGATTTGGATGCTGGGTACGCCAAGATTGACCAGCACGCGGAAGGGTTGTTTGCAGTTGTGCAGAGAAGGGCGAGTATGGGTAGAGCATTGCTTACAGGAAGTGGGGCGTCCGCTCTGGAATGACGTTTATTCCAAGAACACGCAGAGCATTGCGTGGCTGCGGAGCCTGGGATTCACCGTTGAGCAAGCCCGTCCTTTAGGGGATAGCGGTGCATTGTTCCGCCGTTTCTGGAGGGCTGCCTGATGGTGTTGCCTGCACTGGGAATGTTGGGGCTTGGCGGGATGTCAGCCGCTGGAGCTGGCGCCACTCTTGGCGGTCTGAATTTTGCGCTGGGTGCAGGTCAAGCAGCGCTTGGCCACATGGGCCAACAGCAGCAATACGAATCAGATCTTGCGTACCAGCAGGCGACTAGCGAGTTCGCGACTTTCCAGGCTGGGCTGAACGCCAGGCTGAATGATGCCAATAAGCAGTACGAGTATTGGGGCCAGACGGTCAATTACAACCAGGAGCTGGCTTACACAAACAACCTGCGCAACTTTGAGACGCTGCAGGCGATCCGGCAGGCGGAGGTTGTGCGTGATACGCGAGCGGCTGCCAGCGCTGCATTTATCAACGACAGCGAAGCGATTAACGCACGGTATGCCGAGTCAGAGATGGCATCGGCGGTAGCGCAAAAGCAGTACAGCTGGCGTGCATTGCAGGCGCGTTCTTCGATGCGTGCTCGCGGGCAAGAAGGCAACACTCCTGACCGACTGGTGAATGACTACGCCCGGCAAGAGGGTGACTACATGGCGTTGCAGGAAATCAATTCATCGCTGGCGTCGAATCAGTTGAAGCGTGCGCAGACCGCACAGGTCGCTCAGTTCCTGAGTCGTTGGAACAGCCAGGACTTCTATCAAGAGCGCACCTATATGGATCCGATCGCGCCGTTCCCGCCGTTGCCAACACTGATCACACCTCCGCCCCCGACACGCACAGGCGCTGGACCTAGCGGTGCTGGCTTAGCGATGGGTCTGCTTGGTGCAGGCATTGACGCTTACGGGGTGGCAGTCAATACGACCGCAAAGCTCAAGGCGTTGGAAACCCCAAGCACCAAGACAGGAGCTGGAACGCGACGTGCGTTTGGCTCTGGCCTTGACCTTTCATCACTCCTCGACTGATGCCCCAACAATCGCTGCCATTTGGAGAGATTCGGCCAGCGGCTCAGTCGCTTGGTGCTGTCATTCAGCCGTTGCAGCGGAGCCTGGCGCAACCGACTAAGCCGTCAATGTTGGGTCAGGTGCGTGGCATCACGCAGCTACAGACAGCTGGCAGTAGCAACGTCCAGGGCTACAACATGCTGACCCAGGTGGCGGAAGCGCTGGGGCCGCTGAACAAAGCATTGAGCAATTCGCTGCAGAAGCAGCTGGTTGAAGGGGCGCGGGGAAAGATTGAAGACGGCTACATGGCTGAGGCCAAGAACCAGGCCGCCAAGGCAGCGCGTATCCAGCAAATCCGCTCGGAGATGGGCGCAGCTGAGGCTGTCGAAGAAATCAGGCGGCTTGAGAAAGAAGATCCCTATGGCGCTGAGTTGCTGCGCGAGACCAACCCGTGGAACTCCATCGGTCGTCGCCGGTTCCTTGCTCAGCTAGCCGGCAGTGAAATCAGAGACAGGGTTGGTGCGCTGAGTGCTGACTCGAGCCTGCTGCAATATCCGCCGGGTCACCCTGCTTTGGCGAAAGCCAAGATGGACGCCACCAGCCAGGTGCTGGATAAGTACGGGCTCCAGCCGGAATACCTGGAGTCGCAGTATTACGTGGCGCCTGAGATGAACGAGGCGTGGGACGACTTCACCAAGGCGCACTCCAAGGCGTACGCGGAGGAGATGACCAGAACAAACCTGGAGGCAGGCAAAGCGTCGCTGTTGGCCAGGGGCAAGTACCTGATGGGCGGGGTGCAGCTTGCCAATGGGGTGACTGTTCGCAAGGGAGAGGACGGCTGGCTGGAGGCAGCAATGGGACAACTGCAGCCACAGCTTGATGCAGTGATCGCATTGTTCCCTGGCAACAGGAAGGAAGCGGTGAAAGAGCTGCGTGAGTACCTGAGCAAGACGCTTGGTGTTTACGCCCCCGAGCTGGTCGCCAACCTCCGCGGCGGTGACGCGAACTTGCCGCTGGAAGATCGCCCTGCCTGGGGTGACTCCTATCAATACGAGCTAATCGAGGGGCGCGTTGCAGGTCTCCAGGACATCAACAAGGTGGACAAGGAGACGCAAACGAATCTGCAAGCAACGGCAGAAGCGGACTATTTGCAGAACGTCGCAACGAAACTTCCTGGCAGCGAGGAGCACGCAAAAGCCTATGCGGCGTGGATAGGTCGCAATTCGCAGCTCAGGGGCATCGCTGACTTGGGCGCCAAGCTGAACAAGGACATGACTTCATCGGTGGAGATCACTCAGCCGATGCGTTTCGAGACAGCGCAGGCGCTTGAGTACAAGATCCGCAACGCCACTGATGCTGACTACGAGGGCGGCTTTGACTCCAACGTCCAGGGCTGGATCAGGCAGCGGACGCAGATGGAGCTTGATCCTTCCAAGAGGGATGAGGCGGTCACTCGTCTGCAGGGCTTGTCAGCTCAACGCAAAAACGATTTAGCCCAGCGTCCAGCAGAGATGAAGTCGCTGATCAGCCTTGAGCTGAAACAGGACTTGGCGCAGGGTCCTGTGAAAGAGCTGGACGAAGACGGCTCGTTGCGTCAGTCGATGATCCTCAATCCGAACGCTGGCGCTGGCGCTGCGCAGAACGTGAAGCTGCAGCGCTTCTACAACGACACCCGAAACCTGTACACGCGTGTCTCGATGGATGCGCTGGATGACTGGCGTAAGAACAACGACGGCGCTGTTCCCAGCGTTGATGACATCAACCGGATCACCTCCGGCGCGATTGCTACAGCGCGGCAAGGCCCTGAGTACGCCCGTATTTACAAGACAGCCACCGGTCTGAACCCAGGTGAAGTAGGGGCTGCGGCTGTTGGCCCGAAGACAGTTGGCGCCCAGAAGGTCGGCACCAATAACAACCCTGAGCCACAGGGTCTCAGCGGCATGGATGCGCTGACCAAAGCCCAGGCACGTGGTTACAAGATGAACTCGCTGATGACGACTGACGCAATCGCTGACACGTTCCAGCACATGCGGGACTACCAGGCGGCGGGTGGTGACACCAACCCCGACGCAGGGCCTGCGGTCCCATTGCCGTTGCTGCGTTTAGCGCAGAAGGCAGGTGTCAACCCGTTCCATTTCCTTGAGGCGCAGATCGATCTATACGGCGCAGCCAACG